TTTACCTGAACCAGGTCTTCCACCAATAACCGTTAATGTATTCCACTCTAAACCATCAGTTGTAGCATCATTGAATTTTGGCCATGGTGTATATATAGACTTCTCCTCACCGGTTTGTCTCTTGTACATATATTTTAATGCTTCATTAAAGGCAGCATATTGACCTATCCATGATTCTGTTGGTTTACTCATAGTTATTTTTTACTATTAATTAAATGGTTAATATCATTCCAACATAAATCAATTTCATTTTGTTCAGATGCACCCTCTTGAATTTCATCAAGACATAGTTCTAATAATTCTTCAACTTTATCTGAATGATTTGGATGTTGTTTAATTACTTCATTTGCAAAAGCTTCTAATTCTTGGTATGTCATATTACATTTTCTTTAAAGTGTTTAGATTCTGTTTCTACACCATCTCTAATCATGTCACAATAATCAGCTAGTGTAGAGGATTTTACTTTGTGCTTATCTTGTTTGCATATAAAATACTGACTAGTTTGCATATACATGTATTGTGCATCCCGGTATTCATTTACATACATCTTAGTAGCTTTTATAATTTGTTCCCAAGTATAATCATATGTTTCAAATAACCATCTGAATGATTCAGACAACATTTTTACATTAACTCTGGCTGGTTTGCCACTGGGGAGTTTTATATTAGGGAACACTTCTCTATAGGTATTTATCTTATCAACAAAGTCTTGGCCCATTAACTGAGCGTCTGTTTTTTTCTTTGCTTTGGTAAAATAATTATCTAAATGTACTATCAAGCTTTTGGCTTCAGCACTCATTGTATATTTACCATTATCCAAGATTAAAAAGCCTAATTTTTCTAAGGCTAATTTATCATCATTTGTAATTTGCGGCAAAGATACTCCTTGCTTTATTCCAAATAATAATAGTACTTGGTTTGGTGTTAAATTGTTTTTCAGCATTATCTGAAATAGTTCCCACATGTTGTTTTATTATTTATTATAAGTGTTTGATTATCAAATATATGATTCAAAAGATAGACAACAAAAATAAACAAAATTTACCAAATAATCAAAGGTTTATTTTGTTTTTGCAGTTCTAAATTTACTTTATTGAACACATCATTATGGTCCCATTCACCACCTTTATATGCAGCTGATGCTGGGTGTGAACATTTAAGTATTTTACAATCAAATAGTAATGTTTCCCATTCTTCAGCTTTTTTTCCCATTAACACAAACACTGTATTTTTCTTGTGTTTGTTAATATTACTAAATATGTAATTTGTAAATGGTTTCCATAAGTTATAGTGTGAACCAATCTTGTTAACCTCAACTGTAAATGCTGTATTAATAAGTAATACTCCCTGATTAGCCCAATATCTAAGATCTGTATGATCTTTACCTATAGCTTTGTTTATATATTCTAAAGACTTTTCTGCTGTTCCTTTTTTAGAACAACTAAAAGCTAAACCATCTGCTGATCCTAACTGAGGATATGGATCTTGTCCCACTATAACAACCTTAACGTTATCATATTTGCACTCTTTAAATGCATTAAATACATCTTTGAATGGTGGTGTAAATCTAAGCCCGTTGTCCACAGCTGATTCCAAAGAAGTAAATACATAATCAAATGACTTACTATCTACAAAAGGATTAAGTATTGCATCCCATCCTGATGTTTTTGAATCAGTTTTTATCTGATTTTTAAATTTATTTATATTTGTTTCCATTTTATTTGTTTTAATTTGTATATTTGTCAATAAATACATTTAATATGAGTGAAGAAAATAAATTGCAAACATTTGATACATATGACTTTAAAGATACCATTAAAGGTATAGAAGTATCAACAGCCTATATTCCGGGGCTTCAAAGAATTTTAACTGATATGTTTATGAACTTTTCAGGTGGTACTAGTAAACTACCAGAAATGTTTAAGAAATTTGAACAAAATATTGATAAAAATGAAGAAGATAAAGTTAACTTAGAACTCAATAAAGAAGAATCTGACATTTATACTTTATTTTCACTTCTTCAATTATTCAAATATCTTGCAAACGAACAAGGTCTAGCTAAAAAAACAGAAACTACAGCTACTATTGAAGAGTTAAAAGAACTTGGATTAATGATGCATAGACAGGAAGATATAACTGATAAACTTAAAGAACTTGAATCTAAAATAAAAGTTTTAAGTTAATTATCTTAGTTGCATTCCACTAAAATCTCCAATTTCTATACATGCTTGTATAGCTAAATTTAATTCAGCTTTATCACATTGTCCAAATGATTTGCAGTATTCTTCTTTATCTCTGGTAAAGCAAAGGCCTGCTTTTCTTTTTACTATTAGTTTACACTCTTCAAAAGTGTATCCAATTTCTTGAGCTATTTCTCTAATCATTGCGTGTAGTCTAGCTAACTGAGGATTACTTCCTTTTTCATCACTTACTCCTACAAATATTTCTAATTTAGCACCATCAGGTAATTCATTCAAAAATTTTTGATATTTATTACCTACAGCTTTAATTGGAAAATCTAATGTACCATTTTTAATTGTACATTGAATAAATATGCTGTTTTTCATGATATAATTATATATAAGTGATCTCCTTCTTGTTCATCTCCTGGATCTGAAAATATTATTTTTAATTCAGATTTCTTTTTAATAATCTCATGTTTTTCACCACAAGTATTACAAACAATATCAGTTTCATTTCTATATATTGATTCATTAAAACAATGAATACAAAAAGCATCATCCATATGTGTGAATTCTTCACATGTTATTCTAGCCATATCTGCACAGTATGCATCATAATCTCCTTGATAGTTATTTTGGATTAAATCCATAAATACTTCTTTCATTTTTCCCATAATTTTTATTTGCTTAAAGGGTTATAATATTTAATTTTATTTGAATCAAAATCTTTTAAAGTTGTTTTTACCCATAATTCATCTTGAGTATTTTTATAACATAAGATATGACATGTTGCTTTTTCTTTTGGATTAAGACGTAATAGTCTTCCAATTCTTTGAGCACTTTTTCTTTCATTACCATATGCATGCATAATAATACCTTGTTTTAAATTAGGGATAGTAACACCTTCACTCAATTGTAATACACAAGATAATTTATCAATTTTATCATCTGAAAATAATTGAAGATTTTCTTCATTATTAGAGTTTCCAGAATGATAACTGTGTTTTGATAGTTTATCTGCTTGCTTTTGAGTATTAGCAAAAATAATACATTTACTATTTAAATTTGGTAGTAATGATTTTACATAATCTTCTTTGGTTTCATACTCCATTAAAGCTCTCATTCTCATAATAGCAGCAAGTTGTTTAGCTTTCATTGACTGAGCCTCACCACATTTTGTAGTTACATATTCATAATCTTTTTTTTCAGAAGTCCACCAATGCCCACCAGATTTTTTTTCTTTTTTTAATGTCAATAACTTTGACAGTTCTAATTCATGTACTACTATCTGATAATCATTTAGTATTTTTGAGTTAGTTGCTTCATCAATGGTAAAAGTGTATTTAATTGGACAGTATTTATTTACCATTTTTCCTTTTTCAGAATCATTGTATTTTGGTGGTGTTCCAGTTAAACCAAGTATTTTACCTTTAAAGTTAGATAAAAATTCAGAATGTGTTTCTAATAAATTATGACATTCATCTAAATAAACTATATCAAAATAATTAAAATCTTGTTTGCTTAATGATAAATATGTTGTAAATGTTAAATGTGAATTTACAATATCATTTCCCATTTTTATAAGTTCATTTTCCCAAGATTCTTTAACAGATAATTTTGGTATAACTACTAATGCTTTTATAAATGGATCATAATTATACAATAGGTGTTGTAAAGCAATTCTTGTTTTACCAACACCCATTGATATAGCTAATCCACATCTTTTATGATTTAATGCAATTTTTAATGCATCTTTTTGTACAATTTCTCTATTCATTTGGTTTTTTAATATTTAATAATATTGTATCTAATGAATGTTTAACATTACTTAGAATTTCTGTTTCAATGCCTTTAAAATGATAATATAATTTATTATCAAAGTTTCTTTTTAAGTTATAAAATTGTTTTCCTGATACAAAAATATCATAACCATAAACATGATTGACAATTTGAATTCTTCCACCATCAATAACAATAAAATAATCATTGTATTTTATATATCTTTTTCCTGTAATGGGGCAAAGAGATAATATACTATCTTTATTATTTAATATTAATAGTGATATAGATAACACACATCTTTCATTTGGTGTTAATTTTTTTTTCCTCATATCAGGATTTACCATATTTATTTTGTACCAAATATATTTTTTTATATATGCACGTTTAATTTTATGTATAAATAATTTAATTATGTCAGTTGATTTCATAATTTTAAAGTTTTGGAATTTGATTTAAAATGAATTTGGATACATAATCCAATGTACTTCTTATTTCATTTGCATCTTTATCTTCACCATTATTTTCTAATTCATCTGCAAAATTATATAATTTAAATAATTTAATAAAAGCAATTTCTGCTTCTGATGGTTCAATTTCATTCATAATTGTTGTTTTAAAGTTTTCTAACTAATTCAAATATTTTATTAATTATTATATTTCTTTGAAAATTATCTTCAATAATTGGAATACATCTTTGCTGTTCACTAAATCCGGATGCATCTTTATCATATACATATGCCTCTAATAATAATTTAAGCATGTCTATTTTTGATATAAGTATTTCATTATCAAGTCTTATATTTTCTTTTTCTAAAGCTTCTTTTTCAATAAATGCTTTAGTTCTATCTATATTTTTGTTATTTGTATCCATAATTATATATTTAGTGTTTAATTAAATATACGTTATTCAAAGCTTTTTCTGCTATATTATACATGGTAACTAAAATATAATTTCTATTATAAGGACAATCTTCATTACCAATGTGATGATGAAAGTCAATTAAATCTTGTAATGCTTTTTTTAGCACTATATTTTCTTCTTCAAGTATATTTTTATTCATATATATAATATTTGCATGCAATTTTAGGTAAAATTCATGCAAATTTGTAGTCAGGACAGGATTTGAACCTGTAGATTTAGAGCAGCGCCCTTTGTGTTTACCCATTTTCACCACCTGACTATATTTTTACATACTTTTAACAAATTGCGCCCATTTTTTTTGAATTGCACCTATTTTTCTTCAATTTCCTCATTTTCTTCAATTACAAGATATTTTGTACCATTTTCCAGTTTTTTAACTTGACCTGTTTTCATAAGTATTTTTACAGTTTCAGGATCTAATATGTCAAATGTCTGTTTCATATATATGGTTTTCATAAATTTACATACCTTTTATAAGTTTAAATATAGAATAACTTTCTTCTTCTGCCCAGCATAATATTATTTGTTTTTAAATTGTTCAAACCATTCTTTAAATGATAATTTACATTCAATTCCATCAGATACATTTGCTTTCCAACAAGCCATAAATGATTCTGCCATATCTTTTTCACTATACATTATTTCTTGTTTAGGTTCTAACGTACCTTTCAATGACATGTAATTTG